TCCTTTAACAAGGAGTTCATAGATGATAAGAGTTCATATGAGTTCATAGAACATAGAGGATTAAGTAAAGAGACATATAGGTTCTATGATGTCAAGTGTAAGATTGATCCGCTTGGCCAGCCTATTCACCTAGGCTTCCCTTATGGTGGTGGTTCATTCAAGGTTAGATCAGTGGCGGGTAAGAGTATCTGGTCAGTTGGTTTGTCTAACCCTGATACTGTCCCCCTCTTTGGAATGGACAGGTTCTCTGCTGGTTCAGCTAAGTCTATTACAATCACGGAAGGTGAATATGATGCACTATCAGTATTCCAAATGTTGGGATCGAAATACCCCGCAGTCTCTATCAGAGGTGCCTCTACTGGTAGACGAGATTGTGAAAACGCTAGAGAGTATCTTAACTCTTTCGAGCGCATCTATCTCTGCCTCGATAATGATGAGCCTGGAAGAAAAGCAACTGCCGACATCGCTAAGCTATTCGACCCACATAAAGTCTTCGTTGTCAAACTCACAAGATATAAAGACGCTAATGAATACCTTGTCAACGAGCTTGCAAAAGAGTTTACAGGAGCTTGGTGGTCAGCGAAGCAATACATGCCTGAGGGTGTCGTTGCAGATTACGGGGCAGTTGAGCGAATCCTTAGAAGTGAAAGTGCGGTATCAACCGCTACATACCCCATACGATCCTTACAAGATGCTTCGTACGGGATACGCCCCGGAGAGGTCGTACTAATTACAGCACAAGAAGGTGTAGGTAAGACAGAGGTACTACGTAGTATCGAGCACCACCTACTAAAGACAACAGAAGATAATCTAGCAATCATTCATCTAGAAGAAGGAGAGAAGAGAAGTGTTCAAGGTCTTGTTGGTCTCGAGCTTAATGTTCCTGTGCACCTGCCTGATGCTGGAGTATCTGTGGAAGACCAAGTTCTGGCGTTCCAAAAGCTTACTAAGAAGGATAGCAGGCTACATATCTACAGTCACTTCGGTTCAAATGATCCTGATAACATCCTGGATATCATTCGTTATCTGGCTACAGTTTGTAAGTGTAAGTATATCACTCTTGACCACATCACTATGATCGTGACAGGAGCACAATCAGATGATGAACGAAAGACGCTTGATTACCTATCTACTGAATTGGCACGACTTACCAGAGAGCTTGGGTTCACTCTCTTCTTGGTATCTCACGTTAACGACGACGGAAAGACTCGTGGTTCAAGAAACATTAGTAAGATTGCAGACCTCTGGATTGAACTTAACAGAGACACAGACGCAGGCTCTTTGTACACTGATCTGCGAATTAAGAAAAACAGATTCAGTGGAAAGACAGGACAAGTAGGGACACTGGTATTCGATCCTGTCTCATATAAACTAAACGAGATGGAACACAGTGATACCGTTTTTCAACCGTTGGAAGGACTACAAGATCAAGGTGGTAGTAGTAGGCATTAAGTCCTGCAAGCTACATCAGAATCCAACGCATCAAACTAGACGATTTGTTAAGGAGCTAAGAGACAATGGAGTACGTGTACGCAGCTATGACTTTAGTGATTGGGCTAGGCGTGGCATATGCATTGTACCAATCGAGTACAAGAAAACGACAGGGAGAATTCGCGCCTTGTCGGTCATGCTCCCTCCCAGTGTGTTTATCTTGTACGGCCCCCATGCCCAACAATACACAGGACTAATCACAGAGGGTATCACGGGGTCAAGGAATGGTCCTAAGCAGCACACAGTCTACATTGACTGTATACCTACGGAGGATTTCGATTGGAGCAATTAGAGAAAGTTACACGTGTTGAAGTTATTGACAGTACAGGAAGAGCATACGTAAAGTATGGTGTGCGTGTTGAGATTGCTCTACAAGATGATGGTCGCACACTTAAAGTATTTGTGAATGAAGTGCGTTCTTGATATTGAAACTAATGGCATTGATAATCCCACAGTCATACACTGTGTGGTATGCAGAGACATAGATACAAATGAAGTACACATTTTTAAGGATGCTCAAAGCTTCAAAGAGTTCGTTGATACTGTACGGTGTAGCCTTTGGATTGGGCATAACATTATTGCTTATGATTGGCTCTGGTTGTCTAAGCTGTGGGGTATCACGCTACCTGCAATGGAAGTCAGAGATACTCTCATCCTTAGCCAACTACTTAAACAAGGAATAGATGATGGACACTCACTTGAAGCTTGGGGAAGAAGACTGGGAGTACTTAAGAAAGGTGCAGGAATCAACGACTTCTCTGCACTCACAGCTGAGCTCCTCGATAGATGCATTGGAGACACTGAGGTCAACCTTGCGCTTTTTCAATTCCTCAGTAAAAAACTTGATAGAACAGAATTCAAAGAAGCAATAGATGTCGAACATCGAATGGCTTTTATTTGTCTTGGTATGCATCTCGATGGGTTTAAGTATAATAAACTGGATGCAGATAAACTTCTTAGTGAACTCACTCAAACCCTTGCAAGCATCGATGCTGAGATTGAGAAGAGCTTTAAGCCTAGTGTTAGAGTACTTCGCGAAGTACAACCGAGACTAACGAAACATGGAACCTACAATCGAAATGACTTTCGTTGGTACAAAGGTAATGATCTCAGTATCTTTGGAGGTGGACCCTTCACAGTGTTTGAGTACGAGGACTTTAATCCGAACAGCAATAAACAACTTGTTAGACTGCTTGATGAAGCGGGGTGGTCTCCGATTAATAAAACAAAGACGGGTCAAGGATACAAGATAGATGAACAAAACCTGGCTACGTTACCGGAAGATGCACCGGAGTCTGCTAAGCTACTCGTTAAACGTCTCTTGCTTGTTGCCCGTGTTCGTACGTTGGTGTCTTGGCAAGAGGCGTACAGCGACCGAGACGGTCGCATACATGGAAGATTCCACACACTAGGTACATACACTCACCGTATGTCTCACACTAAACCCAACATGGGTAACGTGAGTGCAGAGAAGAGTATCAAGTACAAAGGACAAGAGTTAAATAAACTAGCCACTGATCTAGGTGGTAGGATGCGTAAGCTCTGGATAGCAGAGGATGACGCATGGTTGGTAGGCACAGATATGGAAGGTGCGCATCTTCGTATCCTTGGCCACCTTATGGATGACAAAGAATATATTCAATCATTACTTGAAGGAGATAAGAAACTTGGAACAGACATCCACTCAAGAAACAAGCAAAGGCTTGGACACATCTGCCCTAGTAGAGACCTTGCAAAGACTTTCATCTTTACATTTCTTAATGGAGGAGGAGTCGGCAAAGTTTGCGAAATCTTTGGATGCGGAAGGGAGGAAGGTGCTGGGGCTCTTCATCAATTCATTGCATCGTATCCAGGATTACTACTACTACGAAGCGAAATATACCCACGATATGCAAGACAACGATGGTTCCCAGGTGCCGACGGACGTCTCGTCTTCTGCGACTCAGAGCACCTAATGATGGCAGCTGTGCTTCAGAACTACGAAGCTGTAATCATGAAGCACGCTAACGTTATGTGGAGAAAGCAGCTTAAAGATGAAGGTATTATATTCAAGCAAGTCAACTTCGTTCATGACGAATTCCAAACGGAAGTGTACGGATCGAAAGAAACTGCTGAGTACGTTGGAAAGATTCAGTCAGAGTGTATTAGGAAATGCGGAGAACTCTTCGATATCCGATGCCCACTGGCAGGTGAGTATTCAGTTGGAAAGAATTGGTTAGAGACACACTGATGGCTTATCTATTAGCAGTTACACTATGGGCACTAGGTGCCGTACTGGTCTTTGATATTAACGATGAAGACCACAAGAAGAATGGAGAAAGTTCAGAGCTAGGAGAAGCTATCATGTGTTTCATGTGGCCATTCTATGCACTCTGGCGAGTTCTACTAATCATTACAGGAAAGAATTAAATTGGAAAAGAAGAAAACGTTTATCTGTGCAGTTAGTTTTATGGCACCAATGGAGGGTAACCTCCCTATCATTGCTAGCTCTAAGGAGCAAGCCGAGGAACTGTGCAAGAAGGTACTACACAATCGAATGAATGTTGTGGTGCACGATACAGTGACACCAGAGGAACTGCCTGATGATTGGCAGGATG